ATACTGTTATTGAATTAGGTGATCATATGGGAACTTACTCACACTAACTAACACTTACTCATTCATTCTTTAACTAACAAAATGTCAACTCCAATCTTCAACCTTTCCCCTGAATTCCAAGCAACTTGGGATGACATCATGGGGCAAATGATTGCCTTCGTGAATGATACAAATGCCGATGTAGATATGGCATATGATTGGGTATGTGAGATGCTGGAAATCAATTCCTTTGTTGATAACGAAACGGCATGGGATTCTTTTTACGATACTTGGACATCTTGTGATAATCGTAATGATTTGAGCAACTATGTGCTCTACTAAGTAACACTTACTCATTCATTCACTAAATCACATGCCTGTCTGGAATTGCTACGGTTACGACACTAAAAAACAGATGAACGATGTGCTTTCTTACATGATAGAAACTGCTGCCGAAGCATATGCAAGATGCAAAGAATTGCATCCAAACTTTGAGATTTATACTGTAAAACTTAGACCTGAGTAACACTTACTCAACTCACTAACTAACACTCTCTCATTTAAATTATGAACTACACTCTCAAGCAACTTCAAGACCGTGTTAACAAACTGATTGAACAACAAGGGGAGAATGCAGAATGTGGTGCATGGATTTATACGAAGGAAGATATTCATATGAAGGATGAAAATGGTGAGGTTGATTATGATATTGAGGTGAATGACCCTAAGTTAGTAGAAAGAATCTTTGATGATGTTGGGCAAATAGATTACATCTACACTATGATTCAAGACTGTGTGGATGAGGTTACAGAGGAGCAACTGATGTTACAACAGCAGGAAATGGTGCAGACTAACTAACACTAACTGTGGTATCACTAAATGATACTCAGGTCAGATGCGAGTAGACAGTCGGACAAAGTGGCACAAGGTTCCGGCACAGACCTCAAAATCGTGTATTGTATAGAAGTGAGGGGACAGCACCTCACCACACCTCTCAGACCTTTCTACCTGCCTCTCATGCGCAAAATCGAAACCCAGATGATCGCAGCAGTTCAGAATGACGAACGTTGGGCATCTGCCAATACGACTGTTATCCCCGGTTGGGAGGGCACGTCTGACGTATACCTCCACGGCAATTTGATTGCCACAATCGGTGAAGATTGGATGCAATTGTTCGACGGTGGTTATCAATCAAAGACCACGAAGTCACGTTTGAATGCTTTACTTTCTGCCTTCGGAATGGACGGTGAGTATGTTTTTCAAAAAAACTTTCAGTGGTTCGTTAACTATCAAGGTTCACCAATTCCTTTCTTTGACGGTATGCGTCTTGCATGATTAAAACCAAAAAAGAGTGGGCATCAATTTATGCCCGTTTCTACTCAATTATTCTCATTCTCATCATTCTCTAAATGCAAAACAAGCACATCGAACATCCCGAAGATTCCATTCTCACCGGTGATTTAAGTGCTCTTGATTGTCTACGTAATGGGGGCAATCTGTCAGTAAAGATGGATGGGGCACCGGCAATCGTATGGGGAAAGAATCCTGCGACCGGTAATTTCTTTGTAGGAACTAAATCAGTCTTTAATAAAGTAAAGATCAAAATCAACGAATCGCATCAGGACATTGATGCAAACCACACGGGCAATGTTGCTAATATTCTTCATAATTGCCTTGACTATCTTCCACTAACTGACGGCATCTTTCAGGGGGACTTTATCGGATTCGGTGGGTCTGATGAATACACACCGAACACAATCACCTATCAGTTCGATAACATTGTAGAGGAGGAGATTATCATTGCCCCTCATACGTATTACACAGCAGAGAGTGATTTAAGGGATGCAATCGCACACCCGATGAACTTCACTATTACAGATACATTCTATTGTAAGTTTGTAAAACCCAGAGCAACGATTGCATCCGGTCGTTATGATGATGGACTGAAGAGATTCCATGACTTAGACGATGTAATTCAGTTTGCTAAGGTAATGGCACAGAACGTTGAGTTTGTAACAGATAAGGATGCCAAACTGATTAAACAGGAACTTAATTCTTGTATTCGTGAGAATCGTCCTGTCATTGCTTCCACCTTTATGAATGAGAAACTCATCAGTTTCTGGTTATTAGTTAAGTCGATAAAAGAAGATGCTATCTATCTCTGTCGGAATAATGGTCCAAAGGCATACATCGGGCAGACTCCAATCGGTGGTGAGGGTTATGTCTACTCTAATGAGTATGGTACATTTAAGTTAGTTAATCGTGAGCAGTTCAGTTATGCCAATTTCAGCAACAATAAGTTCCAAAGTGTAAACAAATAATCTTATCACCCTCATCAGCAACCCTTATCATTCAGGGGGTTGCTAGGGGGGTCTGATGCTGTAGAATATGAAAGAACAAAGCAACCCACCTCATGACCATCACCGAACTCAACGCAGCAATCGCAGAAGGAAAATTCACGGTGACCCGTCTGCCAGTTCGCAAACCCCGTAAGGGGGAGGCAACGATGTCACAAGTCGGAGGTGCCAAGACAGCATGGAGACCTTCGGTGAAAGCAGGTCATGCTAACCGTCGCATCCGTAGTGGGGCACCTGTCTAAGTCGTTGGTTTAATCTTAACCCTGCCCCGTCAATTATTTTTTTATTTTCTCTCATGCTTTCTGACCTTATCTGGAATGAGTTTCTCACCTCTGCTGAATGGGATGGCACCGTCTCTTGGTTACAGGGGTTGCGGTTCGTTCATCACCTGGGTTTGCTAAATGATTTCATTGCCTCCCCCTGGTGGGCACTGATGAACGAACGTTTAGATGCTGGTGAGTTAGGAACCTGGGTTCTAGAGAGTTGATAGATAGGGGCATTCGTTAGTGAAACAGCAGTAGGGGGTTATATGCCCCCTTATGTTGTATGCCCCCGTATATAAAAACCCCCTACTACTTTAAGCTATAAACGACCCAAAGATCGTTAGTGATAATACGAAGATAAAAAAAAATTTTCATATATAAAAACAAGGCACAAGGTTCAAAGATATGCAAAAAAATCCGCAGGAAAATTTTACGACTATAGAGATCGACCCAGTAAGTGGAGAACATTATGTAACGATACCAGAATGGGTATGTGATGAAAAGGGATGGTATGAAGGAACAGAAGTAAACATCGAGGTAGAGAATGATTGTATTGTAATTCGTAGTATTGACTGAATATAGATAGAGTGTTATGATAGTGAAGTAGTTCATTTAAAGTTATGGCTAAAGGATTTACGGTAAAAGCAAAGACACCCAAAGCAACTGAGAGTGTTGAAGAATGGGACTATGTTAAAGCAAAGGAAATGGTAAAAGGCAAGTCCATTGTCTTTTGTTTACCTGGTAGAGGAGTATCTTATACGTATCTCAAAAACTTTGTACAACTTTGTTTTGACTTAGTGCAAGCAGGAGCGAGTATCCAAATTTCTCAAGATTATTCATCGATGGTAAACTTTGCAAGATGCAAATGTTTAGGTGCGAATGTACTGAGAGGACCGGATCAAATTCCATGGGACGGTAAGTTAAATTATGATTGGCAGTTATGGATTGACAGTGATATTGTGTTTAACACAGAGAAGTTTTGGCAATTGGTATTGATGGATCAAGACATTGCGAGTGGGTGGTATATGACAGAAGATGGTAAGACCACTTCAGTTGCACACTGGTTAGATGAGGAAGATTTCCGTAAGGGTGGTGGAGTGATGAATCATGAGACTGGGGAGAGTATTTCAAAGAGACGTAAACCTTTCACTGTAGACTATGCCGGATTTGGATGGTTGCTAATTAAGCACGGAGTCTTTGAGAATGATGGAATGAAGTATCCATGGTTTGCGCCTAAGATGCAGGTCTTTGAGAGTGGGGAGGTACAGGATATGTGTGGAGAGGATGTATCATTCTGTCTCGATGCTATCGAAGCGGGTTTTGAGATTTGGTGCGATCCACGGATTCGTGTTGGACATGAGAAGACAAGAGTAATCTGATGGTGCTGACAGAATATACAATTCTCCATAAGGGTAAAGTTCTGTATAAGAATTTAACGGAAGAGGAGTATTTTGATAAGATGGAGGATCTTTCGATAGAGTATTATCAGAAAGGTTCTCCAAGACCACAAGATTTAGAAACAAAGATTATTAGAATTTAAGGAGTTATTATGGCAGTACGTTCAAAGATTGGGTTAAGTGGCAATGGTTTTGTGGAATCCAAACCGAAAAAAACTCGTCAGGGGAGTGGGAAGCACACAAAATATGCCGCGACTTCTCGTAATGGAAAGCGTAAAGTATATCGTGGACAAGGACGAGGATAATATATAAGTGTAGTTTTATTGTCACTATATGGCATGTTTGATTGCAAATCTTCCATCACAGGAAGTATGGGTTCGTAAAGAATATCTAACGGATCATCAAAGTGGACATGGTGAATTTGTAAAGGGCGTCTGGGTATCGGTTAAATCGATTCCTGGGCGTGCTTTTTATTTTGAGACCTATCTACCAGAATATGCGGCAATGTATGATAAATTGCCCATCAGTGCCTTTGTAGCAGACCCTGAGACCCCGACTCCGGACATGAACCTACCAAACCTACAGTTTTGGAATTGTATGGACTACGGGGTTGTCTCGGTAGATAAGAAATTCATTGGGTCAATGGACTTTGAATGTTATACACGAGACTTTGGTAATGTAAAAGGCACATATGTCTGTACTATTGATAACTATCATCATGATCCAGACTATGTTGATTGGGCAACCAGTGAAAATCCTGCCGAACATAAGTCTCATAACCTGATTGAACTTGAGAATGGGCAGTATGCACTGTATCCAAACAACAGATTACGTATTTTTGACAATAGTTTGACACCTGCCGAACCCAAAATGCCTGATTTTAAGGTTTCGACTCAATATTATCAAGTTGAGAATGGATTTGAACGACTTGGAATGGGACGTGAGGACGAATATTTCTGGAAGACTGCACAGGAACGTAAAGTATGTGATAATTGTGGTTCAAATCCATGTAATCCTCGTTGTATCAATTCCAAATAGGATTAGAATAAATAAAAATAGGGATAGTAACCCCTCAAAAAGTTCTGATTTTACTAATCAGGAGCAAAATGAGCAATTCAACAGTTGACAGAATTACAAGTTACATGAAAGAAGTGTGGGGAACAACAAGTTTGACCACAGATTACTGGTCATTACCTAAAAAAACAAATGATCCAGAAGAAA